GCGCTCATAGTTAGCCCGCCTTAATTGATTGGATAGCCGCCATCAAACTGGTGTAATCGTGATCGACCCGCCCCCAGGTTGCAGGGCTGCCCATGTCCTCATTGGGCCTGACGCCAAGGTGAAACATCACCTGATCATCACCTTGATTATTGTGCGTGTCCGAGTAAACGCCAATGCCAGTAAAGCCAATCCCCTCAGCTTCATATACTACCGCTTCAGCTTGCGCCCGGTTATAGACGCCGCTGACAAAACAATCGACCGCTAGCACTTCGCCCCATTCATCAATGTTATGCTCTGACATCTTGCCCACGCCAAGGTTGCGGCCAAGGGCGTACTCGCTTGCTGATATAGCAATTGGCCGGCCTAAGCGGAACCGGAGCACGTCCAGCATGGTGACTAGGCGCGGGCTTATGTCGTCCGCCCAGTCTCTGAACTCTTCTGCGGAGAAGTGCTGTGCATAAATCATGGCCATACAACTTCTGTGAAATCGGTCAAGGTGCCCGCGATAATCTGTGCAGCGTACTCGCCCTCGGCTGCAATTAGCGCGACTCTGCGCACCCCTACGGCGCGGTATGCGTCAAACACATCGGCTAAAGGGTGATTAACGTGAAACTCGTCGTCTGAGCACTTCCATTTTGGAAACTCGGTCAGGCCCGCGTCATTCATAAACTCAATGGCTTCTTGTAGTGCTTGGCGGTTGCCGGGGTCGCCTGCGTAGCGGATGCCGTTGATAGTTACGCCTTGCCGCTCCTGGGCTTTGCGCTCTTGCGTTAGCTGCTGCAAAAGCTGGTCGTTAGCCGTTTCATTAATTGGCAGAACTGGCTGCTCAATAGGTTCAAAGTCTTCACGAGTTAAGCCAAAGCGTTCAATCGTCTCGTTGTTTTCATCCGCAACCCATTTCTGGGTAACTTCATCTTTACGGACTGTAAACAACGACCCTCTAAGGGTTGCAATAAACTGCTCGTATTCAGAAGTGCCAGCAATCGCGTTTAAATCTTCTTGTGTATTGATTATCATATTAATCCTCCAGATTAAGTTTTGTTTTTAAGTTGTGGGCATTACTCCATTTGATATGACCTAGCCAGGAGGCCTTAAACTTTCTTAATGCCTCAGCATCATTTAACTTGGTGTACATCTTGATGCTTAGTCATACATTTTCGTACAACAAGAAAGCGCATCCAGTACCGCACGGTTGCTAACTGCGCGTCTATTAAGTACAACTTACTAACCTGTCCTGTTTTACCTGCAATCATCATCATTGAAGGAACTATAAGTAAGTCGGTTAAAACTAAGTTTTTGGCGACCCCGTGTGTTCTAGGTATGCTCTGTAGTATCGGATATAAATAGTTAATTAACTTTTCATACTTCTCTACTATTAGCATTTGCCTGTTACTATCGAACATATAGGGCCACTCGCTTTCGCTCGTTAATCAAGACGCAGGTGGTCACAGACGAGACGCAACCCGACCCCGTTGCCCGCGCTCGACGCTGCACTGAGCCAGTTCGAAGAACGAGACCCGGCATTGACACCATTGGTCCAGAGGCCACCAAGTTGCGAAACATTTGGTGCATTGTACTCTGACCCAAACCCGTCGGTATTTGCGTTCCAGCCACCCGTTGAATAATCTCCACCTCTATCTTGCGCCCAAATTCGTAAGTTACCAGTAGCCTGCATAACCCCCCAACGTGATGTTCTATCCGCATCTAAGCCAGTTGTTCCCGGGTCACTCCCCGCGTCAGTAGCTTCCGTGACGCCGTACATCGCTGTCATAAACTGAGGCTGGGTAAATGCTTTCTTGCCCATCGCTGCTGCGATAGACATTGCCTCAAACCACGTTAGAGATCCGTAAGTCGTAGAGCCATTACCACCTAAAGTAGCTGGTATAATCGGCGGGCTGGAGCCATCTGCAATCGTCTCGCCATATTTAGACGTTCCATTCACATCAGGATTGGTGTTTAACAAGTAAATATCTGACCAGAACCCTCCCGCAACCAAAGTCATACCACGAGGATCATCACAGGCGGGTCGATAGTTTAAATCCCAGAATGAGTACTCGTTGATTTGTGGGGTGGAGTTTCCGCCAGATTGGGCAGAAGCATTACCGCCGGGTGCGTAGTGAAATCCGCCAATTTTACGTGCATTAGTCGCAGGTGGTGAGGTAAAGCTTGTGGTTGCTTCTAATGTACCGCCAGGCTTTAACCAGACTGCGTAGTCAGTACCTGTCGTAGCTGTAGGCATCGTGATAGCTGTACCGGTAGCAATCGTCAGGATAGCGCCACCTACTTCCGCATAGAACTCTTGCCCTGTCGTAGCTGTGAAGTTGCCAGTCTTGGTAAATAACACTGCTGATGAGTCTGATTTTTTGAAGTAGTTTTTAATTAACGAACCAACTTCTGAAGGAATTTCAGATCTAACAATATATCCTGTCAGGATTGATGTTATCTCTGCTTGGGTATATAGACTTAACCTAGTCGGCAAATCATCCCAGTTTGTTGTGTCAGAACTTGGGTCAGTAGCACTAACGTGGTCATCAGTGTTGCAAAAGTAAATAGCCCCACCGAACTGAGTTATTGAGTTGGCATGAAATTCCTGTAGCGCGTTCCACTCCGGCACGCCACGTTGATGCAGGTAGGCAATCAGCTGGCCCAGTGTAAACGCCAGACCGTTAAAATCCTGCTTCGTTGGATTCTCGTTCACGCCAACAATGCCCCACCCTCGCAGTAGGTCCAGAGTAATGTTCCCGTCCAGCGTGTCTGACTGTGTTGTAGCGCCAAACACTGTTCGTTCAGTGCCCAGAGAGTCAGCAGCAAACGCTCTTACGTTGCCGTTATATCTATCAATCTTCGCCATTATATAAGCACCTTATTAGCAAACCTGCCACCTGGCTGGTTAATCAAATCAAATTTATCTGCAAACGGCAGAGCGGTTACGTTGTCGGAAAACCCGAAAGTCTCGCCCGGACCTGCTTGCACAATTACCCCGTACCTTACGCCCTGCGGCTTGGGCAATAAATCCAATCGAATTATAGCCCGCAATTGGTCAAGGTTAAACTGCGTCGAAACATACAGATTAAGCGTCATATCCTTTCTGTCAATGACGTACGCTAGGCCGTCGAAAAGAGTATTAATTGCAAGCTGAATCGACAGGCCCTGGTCATCTACGATATAAGGCCCGCCCACGTTCTTTGAAATCTTGGCGCGAATAAAAAACCGGTAATCCGAGTCATCAAGCTGAAGATCCGTATAGGTCCGCTCGAATTTATCCTGAAACGTAGCCCTGTCTGCCACCTGCAAAAACTTATCATCAAAGCCGCGAGCGCTTGTGTTCTCGTCAAAGCCAAATGCAATTTTAGGGACGATAAGTGAAATGGTTCTGCTTATGCCGACAATGCGCCCGATGATGTCGAGCCTGTCGCCCGTCGCGTTATCAAGATCAAACTCTTCACTAAACGAATCAATCCACTCAAACGTTTTACGCCACACACCCGCCTTGAATTCTATTTCAGCGTTAGCCTTGGGCTTTTCCCAATATTGCTTAATTAGCAGGTTGACGTAATCTGATTCGAAGCTCATTAAATGATCTCCGTTACGGCAACATCTCCGGCAGCAATGCTGAATTTTTCATTCAGGTCTGACAGTATGCGCCCGTCTGTGTACGTCGCCCCGCTGTCTTGGCTTATCTCTAGGTTGGTTGGTATAAAGTTTTCGCCAGCGTTAAACGCTAAGCGGTACAGGTCGCCAGCCAATAGGTTTTCACCGATATTAAAGGTTCTCGCTGCAATAGCCTGACTTATAAGCGCTTCGTCTACCGGGTTCGCGGCATCCTTTCTGGTGGCGTCTAACCGCACAAGTACCGGCACATCAACAGGCCGGTCGAACGTCATGCTGTGAACAATGGTAAACGTTGTGCCGTTAGGGCGTGTCACCGGCTCGCTAAAGGTTCCAGTAACAGTCCCCACCATACCCTTCCCGCCGGTCTTGTTCTTGGTCATAGTCTCGACAATATTGGCAACTGATCCACCCTCCACTACTACCCATAAGCTGTGCGCCGGTATGCCGTCGGAGTCTGTGACATCCGTGTCGTTTTCATATACCGCCACATCGGTGACGTTTGGCAGGTTTGCCAGAGCCGTAAACATTCTTCCGGTGCTGGATGATGTCGGAGTCTCTAGTGACCTGTTGCGACGTACCCGCAGCTCTTGATCTGTTTCTTCGTCAACGCCTACTGTGGCCGCTGTGGGGTTTGTGACCGACAGCACCCCGATAACCACTGTCACGGGGTTTACTATTGTGGCCGGGTCAGCTTCAACCGCCCCGAAGTTTTCCGCAAAAAGTGTTACGGTTGTTTCGCCTGGCGGGATATCGATAGCATTGAGCGTAGTCCATGCCTGCCCTAAATCATCCTCGACGGCATAATCCGGAGGAAGCGTAAGCGGTCGGTCGGTCGTTACCACAACGTCAACTTGCGAGCGCGTGGCTGGCCTGCGCGTGATGCCTGACAGCTTTATGATTGAGTTAAGAGACTGACCAAGCGCAAAGTCTGGATCGCGTTGATTGTATTCAAGTGCGCCGAACGACTGCGAATCAAGAACTAGCTGTGCCTCTATGGCTACGCGCTGACCGTCAGGGCTGTTCGGCTCAAGGTTTATATCTTCGCCATAGATTACCCGGTAGCCCGCCGCCAGCTCGTCATAGATTTCCTGAAAGGTCTGTACCTGAATGCCGTCTGGCGTGAATCGTGGCGCTGTCATGCGGTGAGCTCCAGGGTCTGCAAATCTTGTTGCGTGAAAACGTCGGTATATTGGAGTTCGATTGTAACACCTCTATTGGCATTTCGCCGAATTATGCCAAGCCGCTGAATAGAGATCACGCCGTCAGTCTGCAATACGGTTGATTCTACTGCACGAAGCAAGCGGTTTTCTGTGCCAAGATTGCCTAATAGCTCAATCCAGTTAATTCCAAATGTTACGTTTAAATACCAGTCTCCACGAAGCGAGCGCAGCCGAGTCAGCACGTTTTGCGCAATAGCGGCAGAGTCTCGTTTGTAAACTGCGCGGCCTTTGCCAAAACGCCAGTCGAGGTTCTTGTCCAGTCCGCTGACCTGCATTATTGCGGTCCTCCTGTGTTGCCGGTGCCAGGCTCTACGCCGCTGTGGGTGTGCGTGGTCAAGCTAATGCCTTTCGATTTAATGTCGCTAGTGCTTGTCATGGTGCCGCCGCCTAAGCCTGAAAAGTTGCCAGCGGATATTGTGCCAGAACATGTGATGTTGCCGTTAACTTGCATGTTGCCGGTCAGCGTCAGATCACCCGTAATGGTCAAGTCGCCCACCTGCGTCCGGTCGCCCTGATGCGTATAGTTGCCGTCTTGATTCGTATCGCCAGTCTGCTGGATTACGCTTGGAATAGTGATTGCGCTGGCCAAAGGATTGACACCAACAATCGCCAGGCCGTCGCTGTAATCGTGCATCCTGAATTCAGCCGGGCTCTGAAAGTCTGCGCCGCCGTACCAACGGTCAAAACATCTCTCTGTGAGGATCAGCAGACAGTAATCGCCAACAGCTATTGGATACGCCGTGTGGCTTCCGCCGCCTTGCATAAATACCGGTGGCACTTCTACAAACTCGGTCAGCGCGATTGACCGTCCTTGGTACACTC